TCGGATCAAAATCATCAAAATATGGAGATGTATTTAAATTAGTGTTTTGTGCCATTTCTATTAGAACTCCAGTACAATTTTAATGTCTTCTTTTTGGTTAGCAGATCTGGGAATTGGTTGTCTATTATCCAAATAGATAATGTCACCCGATTTTTTATTATATTCAGCAGAAGAAATACCCGCTACAAACTCCTGACCCAACTGATATATTCTATTATTTATTGTGGTACTTACGCCACTAAAATTAGAATTAATTGATAACGTTGGACCAATAATGGATGAACAATTAATTGTTAATCCATATCCAACATCTGGATTAGATGTAAATGCAATAATTTTAAATCCAGTTTCACTTGAAGCTAAACCAGTTGGTTGATAATATTTCAAGACTCCTGTTATTGGATCCCAGGATGATACAAATCCAATTGCAGTAGAACCCAATCCAACAGTCTGTTTAATTACAGAGTCCACACCATACGTTGTATTAGTTGTAACTCCAGATAGTTTTAAAGCATTTAGTCCACTAACCAAAGATGCATCTAACAGTTGATTACTACTTCCAACAATAGTTGGATTTTTCAAAATTCCAACTCTAGCGAAGTCATTTCCCAAAATAATATCTGGGTTACTTTCTAGAGTTTCATATCTAGAGTATAACAATACTCTGTATGCGCCCAATTCTCGATAAACATCGTACCCATGACCACCCTTTGGTGGAATGATAACATTGAAAGAAGCTACGGATGTAGTTCCTATTCCGGTATTACTTAATTGACGTAAAGGACCAGTAATTTCTGAACCAGGAGCTCCTGGATAGAATTGAATTGAGCCATATGTGTATCCCTTTCCTCCATCAGTAACAAAAACTTCAGATACTTTACCAAAAGAGTCAATAGTTATAGTGGCTTTTCCTCCAGAACCATCACCCAAAATTGGAACATTTGAGAAAGATGTCGAAATCGGTTGGTAATTTGATCCCCTGTTATTAATAAGTATAACTTCAATTTTACCGTCAATTGCATTATTTTTTGTAGATATTGATTCTCCAGTACTTCCCCAATTTTCAGGAACTGGAATAAATTCAATGGAGTCAAACTTGACAATTTCAGAAGGTTTAATGGTATACAAATATTTCCATATATAACCATCTCCACTAGCACCAGCTGCTCTAGGTTCCAAATCAATAAAAGTTGGTTGGTCAAAAGAGGGTCTCCCTTTTGGATTCTCCGGATCAGTTCCATTTTGTAAACACACATAGACTCTTAAGTCTTCATTTATTACATAATAATTTGCTTCATATAGACTCGTTTGAGATGTAACAGAAGTAACATTAAATACATCATAATCATGCCTATACATCTCATAAGTATTACCAGCAACCCAAGTAACTTTTCTAACAAGTCTTCTAACATCTTGACTTGAAATTTGTTTTAAAGATATAATACTTTCCTTAACTTGATATTCTTCCCTAAATCCATCTAAAGGAGATGGAGTATTTGAGACCCAATTTACAGATCCACCAGCAGCTGGATTATTACTATTAGGAAGTCCTATAAAAGTATAGTATTTGTTTGAAGTATCACCTACTCCAGAAACACTTTTTACAAAGTTATCTGCATTTAGAATTCTAAACTGGTCTGATATTATAGCGGGCATTTTAGAACATACTTTTTTTTATTTAGTTACATTTTACTTACTTATTACACTTCTGGTTCTTATAATTTTTGGCGAAGATGAAATTCCAGAAATTCCATTATCATTAAAAACTTCAAAAGTTTTTGGATTACCTAAAACTCTATTTTGATAATCAAAAATCTTAGCCCAACTATATCTACCATAATAATTGTTTGTTCCAACACCAGTGTTATTAGAACCTCTAGTGTAAACTTTCAAATAATTATCAACCATGGGAGCGAAATTGCAAGTAACGGTAACAATACCAACTGAAGGAGTGGTTATATCTTCTACAATGTAAACTCCATCTATGAAAGATTTCGCTATACCAATTTTAGAATTTGGATAGTTACTCATACCACCAAGAAGTGTTGTAATTCCCACCAAATCTCCACCAGTCTCAACATTACTATCGGTAATAACAAAATAATCTCCTTTAGATAATTGAGTATTAAGAACTCCAAAAATATTAAGAGAAGAATATCCGATTCCTAAAGTACTATTATCGTACTGTTCAGATTTGAGTGTAAAGGAAATTTTTGGAGATGTTGTTCCAATTCCAGGCGTACCAGTAATATACGTTGTAACGCCAATGATGGTTCCATGATCTCCAACAACTTTAAATGATCTAATTAATTCAGTGTCATAACTATCTGGTTCTATTATTACTGGTGGAGGGTTATTCAGATCATATCCAAATCCTCCATTAGTAATTTGTATAGAAGTTACAACTCCAGCAGTTACACTAGAAATACCCTCAGCTCTGTTATAAACAGGTTCGGCGTATATTGCAGTAGCTCCAGATCCTATAGCAACATATCTTCCATCAGAACCAAGGTTATCAACAAATACTAAGTCATTGATGAAGTTGGCTTGTGATGTTGATCTATAAATCCAATTACTTAGATCAAAGGAATAATATAGATCACCTAAAGATGTAACAATTACATAAAAACCATAATTATAGTAAATGCTTGATATGTTTACGATTCCAAGATTGTTTGTAATAATTTCATAAGAACTTCGATTTATTGACCTAATTATTACTCCATAATCTCCAACTGCAATATAGTTTCCATCAACATAGATAATCTTATTCAAATTAGTAATAACTGGGGAACTTACAAATTCCCAAATACTTCCGTCATTTGATGTTCTGATTATTCCATCATTACCAACAGCAACAAAATATTCAGCTCCAAACGATACACTGTTTAAATCAGATAGTGTTTCGGAATACCTACTAATAAACGAATCAGTGCCAACTCCAGTACCCACAAATATAGATCCGCCAGCACCAACTGTAACCCAAGTATCAGTAACACTGGAGTATACAATTTCAGTAAACGTTCCGGTATAACCACTACTTACTCTACTGACTGCACCGAAACCTGGAATTGATAATTCCTCCTGTAATGGAATTTGGGTCCATGAAGATATTACATTTCCATAATCTGTGGCCTTTATTACTTGTCCAAGATTTCCTACAGAAAGTAGGAAATTACTTGTTCCAATGCCAACTGATTCAAGTGAATTGAAATTAGAAGACGGACCAAATCCAACTGTAGAAACTTGCCAATTTATTCCATCAAAACTTGTGGAGTATATTGAATTATTTCCAACTGAAATAAATTTATTTGTATATTTGATAGATTTCAGACTATATGAGGTTGATAGTCCAACTCCACCCGTCCAGTTAAAAATTGGATCTTTTTTAGCAATTAAAGACTCGGAAATAATTACCTTTGGAGACTGTGTATTTGCATATCCAACTCCCCCACTACTAATAGTAATTGATGAAATTGTAGACGCGGATGAAACTACACACTCACCTAAAGATTCTTGAGTGGATCTATTTTCTAATATTAGTGCATCTCTTATATCTTCTGGAAGAGCATCTAAATCTGAGAATAATGGATATGCATTATCGACATATATCACCGTATCGGTAGGTTCAACCTTTTTAATAATAGTTGCCGAGGGCTTAACACTACTCTGTAAATTTGGTCTAGATTTGGAATATAAAGAACCACTGATAACAGTGTCATTAAGTTGTTTCTTCCAAGTAAGAGGTCGGATCTTTGTTGGATCTGTAATAATACCAACGGAATAGTAATTAAATGTTTCAAACTGATCAGCCGATGTAATTTTTTTAACAACTCTATCGAATTGAGAAATATCAAATAAATCTGTAGGATTTTCCTGTATGGTTATAGTATCTCCAGGTTTAATTGTTTTAGGTGGATCAATTAATTCAACATCGGCCGAAGATCCTCTATAGTAGAGAATAACACATTTAGATCCATCCTTCGGTGGTTCAGTAAATATTACTCTACTTCCCGAGAACTTGTATGCTACATTAGGAACTTGTAAAATATCATTTATGTATATAAAAATATTATTAGTGATGTCCAAATCAGTTCCATCAGGAACTCGTAATCCTAAAACTTGTTTTACTCCATTTAATGTGGTTGATAATGTGAATTTTTTAGTAAATCCATTAAAGAATTCCGAAATATCATCAAATTGTACAAATTGTCCGGGATAAAATCCGGAGAAACTATCTGTCTCTACTTCCTCAACAGTTAATACAAAAGGTTGGAAACTGAGTGCTGGATTGGTTACTATTCCAATTGGTGTTAGTTTATCACCCACCTTATATCCGATGCCAGGTTCATCAAATTTATATGTTATTATACTAGATCCCATACCCACTTCAACCGTGAGTTTTGCCTTTTGGCCGACTCCAGATGTTCCTCCAGTATAACCTAAACCTAGGTTACTGTAACCTGTTGGGATTCCAATTACAACTTCAGGTCGTGAAGTAGTGGTATATCCAGATCCAGCGTTAACAATAGTAAATCCAGAAATTGTACCTGCAGCACTTACTGTAGCTACAATACTTGCGCCAAATCCGATAGTGGATGCAATACTAACAACAGGAGGATTCCTGTATCCAGATCCAGATCCAATAACAATGACATTACTAATAGTTCCAGCAGCAGAAACAGTTACAGTAGCAGCTGCTCCAATTCTTGGAGCGTATCCATAACTAGTTGAAATCGAAACTTTTGATATTTTTCCAGAATTTGGAGTTCCCGATAAGAACTTAATTACGTTTGTGCCAACTCCATCAACCGTATAATCACTTGTTGGATTTTGGAAGACATTGTTAATTAATACTACTGGATTGTTATTAATATTAGTAGAACTGTTTACATTATTGAAAATAGTACTGGTAGTTTGTCCACCAGATTGTAAAGTAAACTCTGTTGCTGCGATACCCGTGAATGATAATGATATATCATCAAATAGAATATTTCTATCTTGTGGAATATATGGGTCAAACTTTCTACTAAATGCTCTACCACCAAATATAGATCCAGTTTCCAGTCCTACTGGTCCAATTTTTCCATTTGGAGCCTGATCAAAGTATATTACATCTCCAACAATATTAAAATCACCAACCAATACTGTTCCACTAGCGCCAACAGTATGTGCAGTTGCGACTGTACCAAAGTAACCTCGTGCAACTTCTATCTGATTTGTAGAAGTTACCCCAATGGTTTTAATAGAAACATATTCACTATCAATATTAATAATATCGCCGGCAGACAAAGATGAAATTCCAGAAGAAATGCTTATTATTGTTGTTGAGGCAGAAGAAACACTGGATGCAAAAGAAACATTTAGAGATTTTCTAGCCACTGCTTTCTGTATTATTCCATCTATGGTAATAATTACACTCGCATTTGGTTCCTTATATGAAAGTGAATGTGTTGCTGTGCCTACACCAGTTAAATCAAAAAATACACTTGTGGATAGTCCAGAAAGTTTAAATTCATTGTCATTTAATTTATAAACAAATACTGATGTTGGTAAATTCTTAGTACCAAGTTCTAATGGTTTAAATGATAGCTCATCTCTAGAATTTACTCCTCCAATATAAGTTCCTGCTATAGAAATTACAGAGTTAGTAGTATAACCAGATCCACCATTTAGAACTTTTACAACTGTAACTGCACCGGTAGAATCTCTAGAAACATCAAAAGTTGCTCCACTTGCATCCGATGAAGGAACTGAAGAGTAACTTGTATTTGCTTGGGCTTGTATTACAGTTGGACCAGTCTTGGAAATATTAAATGTTAAGTTATTAGTTGGATTTGTTCCACCGAAATGAGTTCCAGCAATAGAAACTTGTTCTCCAAGATTATATCCATATCCACCATAAGTTGGAATAATAGATGTGGATATGGCAACTCCTCCTCCATTATAATTGATTAATACGTTGAATAGAGCATTTGTACCAAATCCAGTAGTATTAACTCCTAATACCTGAGTATAATTTACAGTTCCAGTAGGACCGGTTGGAACTGTTCCGGAAATAGAAGTTGTAATTGCAACGTTGTAACCATTTTCAAAAATAGCCGTTCCATTAAAATTATAAACATTTAATAACGTATCAACATCACCAGAAACATATGAGGTAGTTGCAATTCCAACTGGACTTCCGCCAGAGTATGAATATATCAACTCTTGACCGGATTGGAAATTATGGTTCGAAATTATAAATTTATCATTAACAATATCGACTTGACTACCAGAAAACTCATGTTTAAACAACGAAGTCCCTTTATTTTTTAATTTAAAAGTACTTAATCCAACTACTGATCCACCTTTTGCTAAAGATGGGTATATTATATTATTAGGACTTGCGGTTGTCCCAATTCCAATTATTGTAGTGATTATTCCCACATAATTTCCAATTGTAGTCCAGACATCAGCACAACAGTTTTCACTATAACTTGGACTACAATCAACATCTGCTAGAATTCCAGAATTGGTATATTGGGATGTGGATATGAAAGCTCTTTGAGCCGTACCACCACTAATATAATTGTAAGATATAGTTGATGGCCCGACGTTTATTCTGAACCTTAATGAATCAACAACTTCTACTACATAAACAAATTTTTCGGATGTTAGTGGACCCGTTAAACTCAAACTTGGGAAAATTGAAGTAGTTATTCCACTGCCTGGATTGTATGAGAAGGATAGATTTTTTAAGACAACATAATTAGTAGTAGTCGTAGATAATCCGTGACTAGTTGTTGTTCCAACAGTCGTTATGCCAGTTATGTTGTTATAAAAAACTGAAGATATTCCTATAGAATTAGAAACTTGATAAGAGGTCTTTACTCCTACATTATTGATAATATATTTTGATAAATCGATAATATATTTAAATGAGTCAATAGTTTCAGTAGTTATTCCTGAAACATAACTAGTACCAAGTCCGCTCCAATAATCTAATCCCTCTTCAATGGATTTGTTATTTGATTTATATTTAACATCATGAGAAATTGCATCGACAACATTTCCAATACTATCATAAAATACAGTTTTACTCCAACCAACATTTGTACTAATACCTGGATATTTTGTAGTGATGAAACCTACAACTTCTTCTTGGATAAATTGTCTATTACCATCCAATAAATCAGAAGCATCTGCAAATCTACCATCTAGGGTCTGTAAAGAACTTCCTTCAAATTGACTACCAATGTCATCAATTTCAATAACTTTGTTTGTTTTGTTAATTATATAAGAAGTTAAGTCAATTCCTTCATCAAGATATACATTTTGTATAGATCCATCAGGCAATAATTCTTCTTCATAAACTCTAGCAAAATTTGATCTTAGATTTAATGGTACTGTCTGATCAATATTAATAAAGGTAAATGAATCTGTGGCCAATAAAGTTGGTTTCATGCCAGTAGATTTGGCAATTCCCAAATTAACTTCATTTAAAGTTGGTTTTGTGAGAATTTCTAAATCAGAAAATTCTTTAAATCCGGATGGATGCACAATCGATCTTACAGATTCCCTCCAAACATTATAAGGAATATTTCCCTTGATTGAATAAGAAAACTTTTGATAATAGAAGTTATCAGAAATTTTTTGTAGGGAATCATTCAAAATACCAGAAGAAAGATCTATAGAAGATGTTTTATCTCTAGAAACTCCAAGGGTAGCATATAGATTAAATACGTCAAAATATTCAACTGTACCGTTGATTTTAGATGTTTCTCCGAAGATTTTATCTCCTATGTTTATCTCTCCAGAAATATTTTTTAATCTCATTTGGTTGAGGTTATTATCCCAACCATTTTCCATTACTGTACCAAAAAATGTTTCAGAGGATATCTTCTCATTTGAGATGTAGCTGACATCATCTTTTAACACCATACTAAATTCAGGCATATCATTTCTATTAATGACAATACCTAGATTAAGTTCATCGTTATATGTACCAAGAGATCCCGTGGAAATTCCGGACATAGTATAAGTTACAGTATTATTGTTAGTGTTTACACCGACAACATCAAAGAAAGAATAATTATATGAAGATGAATTGAAGTTAGCATCATCTGATGTAGCCTCAGTTAATCTACAATTTTCAATAAAAATTTCATCTCCGATTTTAAAAGGATATACATAATCAGTTCTTCCAAATCCAGAAGATATGAATGGATTAAAAGTAGAATTATTGGCCAATTCAAGTGTTACTAGACTACCAACTACCGTAATTGCATCAATTTCATAACCATTTGAATTGTATATTGGAATAATATCTAATGGTGATGATAATGAAGTAGAATTTTTAATAACATCTACTGAAATTACAGAGCCCCCAGATATTTTAGCATTAAGTTCGATTCCACTAGTATCATTTTTTACTACTAGTTTTGGTGAACTGTTATAACGTTTACCGCCAGTAATAATTCCAACGTAATCTATAGTTCTTATATCTTTTATTCCAATTACAGTGGGAACGCTCAAAGCTGGTGACAGTGTTGGGTCTGTTGGATAATCAAATCCATCCTTAACTCTACTAAAAGTCTCAACCCTTCCAACATTTGGTGATATGAGTTTTAATACTGCATTTTGACCAGAAGAACTCTGTATTCCTCTAATATTTGGTAATTTTTTATATCCTCTACCTGGGAAATTAATTTTTAACTTAGATATAGGCCCTAATGCGTTAGTAGAAGTAGTTTTATAATAAAATTTAGTAGCACTTTGAATAATGATGTTACTTTCAACAAAGGTTAACTTTTTGGTATTAAAGAAAGAGAATGTTTTATCTGAAGAAACAGATACTTTAAATTTACTATTAAGTTGATGATTTATTATTGAAATTTTATTACGAGATTTTACATCGTCATCTGACGATATTTGTTTCTTACTTTCATCTGAAGAGCCCTTAGGGAATAAATTATAATAAATTGGGAAAAATTGTGCAGAAAGGTCCAAAATAACTTTGGCATCAGGAGTTCCCGGAACTCCTTGTCTACTTACAAAAAATCCGGTTCTCTCATTAATTTTTTGAATAAAATTAGAATCAAAATAGAATTGCAAATCAAGATTGATTAAACTAGTATCCGATAAATCAAATTCTATTTTTGTGGTTCTTACACATGAAATTTGTGGATTAACAAAATATAATTTATGAGTAGTACCTACTCCCCCATCTGAAGAAAAATTAATGAACTTGGATTCATTAATGTCACTTCTATATTGACATAATTTTATAGAATTGAAGTCCGTTTTAAGAACATGGTAAACACCATAATTGTCTAGTCCACTAATGGGAGAAGTGGCAACATAAACAACTTTATCACCAGTTTCCACATTACCACTATATGAAGAAACATTGATAGAGCTTTCCTGTACTGAAACGTTAGTATCTGAGAAAGTAATTTCTCTCATTAAAACTTTTCTATTTACTGGATCAAAGACTACTTTTATAACTTCATCATAATCTGTAGTTAATCTGAGAGTAATAATATCATCAGTATTTAAATTATGATTTGTCTTAGTAGTTACTACTCCCAATACTTTTTCTACTGTTCCAGTAATTTTTGGATTTAAAGTAGTTAATGAATGTGCAGCACCAATAACTCCATAAGCAAAAGTTTGATCCCAAAACTCTAAGGAATTTAAATTAGTTCCAATTCCAGTAGAACTTGTAAATCCAATCGTAGATAGTCCAACGTAGTCCTTTCCTAAGTTTACAGCATAAACTATCTGATTATCAAGTAATTTGATAGATGTTGCAGATCCTACATTATTAACATAGAGTGATGTACCAGCAAAACCAGAATTGTAAATTAGTGGTTGGCCAGTATAAAACTTATGTGATGGTAAGTATATACTTCTTGCTGGTATAGATCTAGTTTCAAACGATGTAGTACCAAGCCCAACAACAATACGAGTTGTTGCACTTGTACCAACACCCACAGCAAATTTAGGATCAAAGAATGTTGTATAGTTTTCAAAAGTTATATCCTTTACACCTTCTGTTGGAATTGAAAATTCTCTTGACAATAAAACTGCATCATCTATTCCTGCAGTATGAACTCCGGTGTTTTGGAGCCTATTTACATAAAATCCAGATCGTTTGGAATCAATGTCAGTGATTAATAATACTTCTGTTCCTATACCAATAAAATCATTAACTTTAAATCCAGTAATGTCTTTTAGAGTTATGAATGTAGATAGTCCAGTTACCCCCTGAGTAGCAATATTATCTAATAATTGAGAAGTTTTTTCTGCAACTTCGACATATTTTATTCCCTCAAATTTTGATGCTGTAATTGTTGATATACCACTTATTACAATTGGTTGGCCATTTTTAATTCCATGTGGAGAACTTGTCTTTACAATAGTGTTTGGATTTCTTACAAAGAATTCTACATTTGGTATTAAATCTTCAAATAAACTGAAAGACTCTATTTCCCTGCCATCCAGTTCACTTACAACTATATTTGATTGTATTCCCTCAGTATCTGTTATATCTACATCTACTTGGTCATTTATCTTATAATTGTCGCCAGGAGAGAATATAGAAACATCTTCTATTTTACCAGAATTTATTGAAGTTACATAGAACTCTTGTTTGTATTCATCTGATACTTTATCAATTAAATCATAATATGAATTGGATCTATTTAAATAATATGGTCCAACATTTCTAGTTAAATTTTTAGTAAAAACATCAAGATCCTGATTATATAATGGCAAGAAATTTTCAGTTAATGGTTTATTATAAAAATATGGGCCTACGATATATGGATATGTTGGAATGGGTTCATTAGAAGCATTAACGTCTATGGTGCAAAAATATGCATAAGTTCCATTGGGATATTCTGGAGTGATGCAGAATCGACCATTATGCTGATCAAGATCTCCAGATCCGTCATATTCATAATCATCAATAAAAAATCCACTTTCAAAAGATGGAGGTCTTATTCCTGGAGTTAGATTCAAATTTAAAACATAGCTAGAATTCATTCTTCTTATGAATCCACCACTAGTTTTATCATATGAATAGGCACCATAGATTGGATTGCCGTCATATGCATAACCTAAAATTGGTGAGTGGTTTAATATTCCACTATTTTCTTTATTATCATCAGTGAAATTATCGGATAATTGATATCTTAACTTTTTAGGTACATAGAAATTGAAAAATTGTAATTCCGAATTTGGGTTTTTACTTGGATAAAGTACCCCATCATCTTCTTCAGAAATTGCATTTTTACTTTTTACAACTTGATTTATTTTCCATTCTTTTACGTTAGGTAAGAACTTAGCATCTTGACCTCTATTCTTTAATATGAGTATAGTATTTGAGGAGTTATATCCTATACCTCCAAAAACAATATTAACATTAGATAATCTCCCATCTTGAACGATGGGTTCTATTTGTGCATAGTTTCCATCACCATAAATTATAATTTCAGAATTTTCTCTAAATCCTCTTCCTCTGTTAATAATTTGAACGTCAACAATTGATCCGTCAATAATAATTGGCTTTAAAATTGCTTCTGCAGTTATACTTGCAATTCCAACATTTGGTCTTCTGTGATAGTTAATAATATTTGTACACCCAAAACCAATTCCACCATCTTCGAGATAAACATCTTCAATTGATCCCAGTACAATTGGTTTAAGTTCTGGATTTATTATAGTTGTAGATCCTATAGCTAGTTTCGATTCTACACGTATTTCAATGGGAGGATATCCAATAATATGAGTACCAACCCCCAATGAATTAAATTTTATAAATTTATTTTTTATATAATTTTCGTCATTTAAAGTTGTGCCAATTCCAGCTTCATATAGTCTAAACTTATTAACATCAATAACTTTGACATAATAATGTATTGAAGTTGATAATCCACTTATTGCAGAACCTTGATATGAATACTTTACAAGATCAAAATCTTTAAATCCGTGACTTTTTGCAAAGATATATGAATCAAAAGTACTGATTCCGGAAGTCCTATTATCTCCAGAAAGTACCGATGGAACTCTTACTTTTCTATTTGAATATCCCTGTCCAGGTTCTTTAACATAAATTTTAGTAAAAGTATTTTTATTTTTTAATGTTGTTATAAAGTGGAATCCAGAAGAAACTCCAACAATATCAATTTCATTTACTTTTTGAAGTGCATTTGTTTTAGTATTAAAAAGTTTAATTTTATTATCTGTAAGAATGCCTACAAAATATGTTGAGTTATCTACAATTCCTGGTATATTACTATTTTTGTTCGAATCATAAACAATTTCTTCACCATCCTCAAAGGGGATAGTGTTTAAAAATTGTATAGTATTGTTTGCTGTACTTACATTTATATCTGCTTTAAATCCTGCAGAAACTCTAGTTTTAACAAAATTAGAGTCCAGTATGCAACCTATACCATTTCCACCAGTTATTGTGATTTTTGGCTTTTCTTGATATCCATATCCAGCATTTAATATTTTAACTTCTCTAACAGTTCCAGAAAGGTTTAGGTGCGCTTTTAATCCCGTTCCAGTCTCATCTTTCACTTCTAATGGAGGAACGTCTATAACATCATAATCTTGTCCAGAATTAGTGACATTGATTGAAGTGATATTACCATAGTAAATGTTTTCATCGAATAAGTTAGGTGATAATAATTCAACTCCGTTTACTAATAATCCAACTTCTCGGTTGAAAGTAGTTCTTTCATTTAAATCATCAAAAGTCTCTCTTGGTTTACTACTGTCAACATAGAATTTTTTTAAAAGTTTTTGGTGTTTTAGAGTTTTATTTTGATATCCAAATTTATATAAGGAATCGTTATCAATCGCAGAAGTAGATTGAATATATTTTTTTGAAAAAATATCGGACTTACTATAAGATAATTTTAATCTATTATCATCAATCTTTGTGACATAATAAAGTCCTGTCAATATTCCAGAGGATGTTTCGGGTAAGTAATAAACTAATTCACCACTAAACAAACTATGATTAAAAACATTAAATGTATCCGTAGTAGAGGTTCCTACTGTAGTTGATATGGTCTTTTTATTATCTGTGGAAAATATTGTGTAGTTGGGTAATCCAGATGAAGTAACGTAGAAATATTTTTCTTCAGAATCAATATATGTATTTTGAATTCCTGCAGGAATATTTTCTAGATTTGGAAAATAATTACTATAATGATTTGACTTATAAATTTTCTTTCTTACAACTTTTGAAGTTAAAACACTATATGTTCCTGGATTTATGACTTGAATCAGTATTCTATTACTATATTTTTTGATTGAATCTGAAGTTGAATATTCAACAGATATAATCTGAGCGTCTATTATACCTCCTAGATTATCTAGAAGTGAAATAACTTCATTTTGATAAAAATAAATTTTATCAAACAAATTAATTCTATATTTTGTAGCATCAATTTGTGATATACTTCTTATAGTATGATTGGTTGGAATATTGTAAATCCAGCTGTTAAACTCATACGTATCATATAAATCCTTACCAAATCCAGATAAAGATATATTATCACCAACTCTTAAATTTGAAGTTTTTGAAAAATCAATATTATCAATTACATTAACTACTCTGAACTCTACCTTAGAAGTATTTCCTACTCCAACATAACTAAAAGCAAATTTTTCTTCGATCAAATCGAGTCCAAAATCTAAAAATTGAGTTACGTTTGTAACTCCAGTAAATTGATTAACATTCTTTCCTGTATAACTTACTCTAATAAAATCGGAATTTTTTGGTTTTACTAGGATAGTTCCGGAATTAGCAAATCCTACAGTTGAATCTACTAAAATAGTACTGTTGTTTACTTGTACATCTTCTAATATTCTAGTTTTACCAGAAACTTGAAAATTACCACTAAATGACGTACTATCCAAAGAAATTTCATAAAATTCTTTCTCTCCTACTGGTCGATACTCAACGTTGAAAATTGAAGCACTTACAGTACCAATACCAGTTATGTTTTGGAATAAAAAGTTACCCTTAATATCTACTGGATTTCCACCAGAAATTTTTTCTACTAGTATATTTTTTGTTATGAAATAAGAATTTGAAGATGGAGAGAGAGTATAATCTTGTGGTTTTATAATTTCAATATCTGCTCCATACAAAATTTTGAACAGAAGTTTATATGATAAATCTGTTCCCTTAGATTTATATAAATCTTTGATTTTGTAAGATACATTCTCAATGGAAATGTCTTTATAAAAATCTCTGGACTCAAAACCAGGTAAAAACTCATACTTAAAGTTTTCAAAAAATTTAATTAAAAATAAATTACTCAAGTTTTGAACTACACTATTATCAGAGTGTTCAGCTGCCTTAGTTGAGGTGAAAACTAAAAATTCTGGATTATCTAAAGACTCAAGGTTTTCAATTCCACTAAATCCTCTAATGCAATTTTGAAAAGAGGTTTCAGTTTTAGACAAGTAAGTAATAATTTCATCATTAATCTTCAACAATCCATAAGAATCTGGCCAACCTCTGGTAGATTCAACATTTATAACATCATCAAAAGATAAAGCGTCAGAAGTTAACGTAGTTTGTTCAGTTAATTCTACATTATTAAATGTCTTAGAATTTTTATATTTTACTATATTCGTTAGAATATCAATTGATCCTGATTGATATTCTAACGAATGGTAATATTGTCTAAGAAAATCCAAAAATAATGGAGATTCTATAGACAAGAACTCTGGAATTTGAGTACCAATGATCGAGCTGATTTTTACTCTTTTAATTTCTGACATTTTATCTTGTATACTTACCGTTTAAATAACTTGATGTAACTACATATTGAGTTGCAGAAGAATTTTCACCAGAACTTACAACATCTTCTATAATATTTACCATAGATTTTTGAACATCTAATTGCAAATATAAGTCTTGAAGTCCTATGATATCATTAGATTCTGGAATGGCCTGGACTTCTACGAATCCATTTGCCAATACAGATGAGGTTATATTAACAACGTCTAGAAGAATTTCTCCCCTTATATAGTTAATTGTACCTGCATTGTTTTTTACGATTACTGGAAGGTTATTTTCTAATTTGAAGAAAAATATAACTCCACTATTTTTGTCTGTGGATGATGCAGCATCTGCCATATAGATGACATCGGAAACACCGTTAATAAAAAATCCTGTAGATTTTACTGAATATCCTCCAGTTTTAATATGTATTTGATTTCCAAAACACAGTTCATAAGTTGCAAACGTATTTAATTCAGGATTTAAATCTCTCCTCATCTTAACTTTTGTTATGTTGGATGTAATAGACTTGTCACAATCATCTATTAGTCCAACAACTTTACTATATTTAAATCTACCTCCAAAACTATTAACGTCTTTAGAATTGGAATATGCGGTTAAAGTATCAATTACTTTCGTTTTGACTATTTCGGGATTACTCAGTCTATTAAGATTATAGTAAACTGAGACATCTAATTCTACAAACAAATAAGATAGGTCAACTATTTCTGGTTTAATTCCTGCAATTGAATATTTCTTAATCGTATTTAAAATATTTTGTTTGGTAATTTGAGATAGAAATGTTCCGTTTCTGGGTTTGATTGATATAAAAACTTTTCCATACTCTGGTGGATCCAACTCGTCGCCACCATAGGAGTTTACAGACTCTACGTTTGGGTAAATGTATGGAATAAGAGACTTATAATCATTTGCAGTTACTGCTCTGTACTGAGATGCATAGACTTTAGGAGCAAAATACTTGATAGAATCTACTGGTTCTATATCATCGCCATTTTCAGATTTTGATTGTGTTAGAACTAATGAAATTCCTGTGGTGATGTCAAGTAGATCATTATCCTTTAATCTACCAGAGAATGTAAAGTTTGCGGCCCCATTTCCCAAAGATCCATTTGTAACGATATAACTAATTTCTATCCTACTACCATTGGATGGTTTCTTTCCTATGATATCATCCCCAAATCTAATTTCATACCTAGAATCACCAACCTCTTGAATTAAGAAAATTCTGGAATCTTTTCCAATATTCAATAGGGTATCATACTGATTATATGTTTCAGTTACTTGATTAGTAACTTTGACTCTAATTGTAGTTGTATCTACGCCAATATTTGGTAGAATAAATCTTTGATTGGGTTGAGATTCATCTACTATAAACGTACTAGTTAGATATATGCCTTCATAAATTTGAAGATTATCAAATAACGCAACTCCATCTGTACTTACGGGAGTAACAATGTCTTCCGGTATTGAAAAAATATAATTTCCATTCGTTACAGCACCAAGAGATACCTGACCTGCAAGTAACTTAACACTTTTAGCGTTTGTTTGACTCATATCAACGCTAAAATTTATTAAAGCTCTTGAAGCTCTTTTTGATCTTGGTAAATATCCTATATTTCTGGCAAGAGAGACTACATTTTCTCTGAGAGTCGCACTATCTAGAAACATTTCATTAACTGCCATGTTTGAGTTGTAGGCAGTTATGTAACTATTGTATGCTAATAGGTCAATTAAAACTGAAAAGTTAGAACCTTCAAAATCAAAATCGGTAAATTGACTGTTTACACGCAAATAGTCTTTGATCTGAGTCCTAAGATCACCGAAATCTAAATTTGTAAATTGATTGAATGACATTAGACTCTAGTTGGTTGTAGTATGAAGTCTACAGTTTGAGTTGGTGTAGGAATACCAATGACGGTATAAGCTATTCTCACATTAACGTCATTAGAATCATCGGGATATGTTACCAAAACAGATGATAAAGAAATTCTAGGTTCAAAGTTTTTCAACAAAGTTGTTATATTTAACTCCAGAGAGTAAGCCATCTCTGGAGTTTGTAACTCAAACATAGAATCTTCAACCCTAGACCCCAAAAGTGAGTTAAAAAATCTCTCGCCGATTCTAGTTTTAACTAGATTAATGACAGATTTTTTAATCGCATCAGCATCATTAATTGAAAGAATATCATTAGTCACCGGATTCCTAACAAAAGAAAGACTTATATCTTTAAATTTGCGAGAAATCCTAATCATTACTCAAACTAAGGGTATTTATTATATGTATAAGACCTTTTTACCACTTTTTACCATAGATTGGTTCAGTGCCATACTCCCAATCATCGTAGTCTTCATCGTTACGAATCTTTTCATGAAGATCAGTTTGTTTTTTTAAATCATGATGGGGTGCAGAGTCATGCATGACCTCTTGGATCACCCTTTTTTGGGGACTTGCATTGTAATCTGTGATCAATTTTGTGGTTCCCCACATTTGATGCATGTAGTTTGAGTCTCTATCTACTGATAAGTTTGACATTTTAGCTCCTGATTTGAAAAATCAGAACTTTTTACGGGGTTGCTATCCCGAAATGTCAAAAATTGTTAATTTTACTCCTCTTCGGTATTTTTTTCTACGTATTGGAAGTCATCACCAAGGATTTCTTTAAGGTAATCTTCTGTCCAATAGGTATAATATTCCGTTTCCATCAATTTTTTACGAATTGCACTCAATTTTCTCTTGGATTGGCACAAAATTAGGTTATATTTCTCGTTATTTGTCTTTATTCCGCTTATAAACGTGTCTCTAGAGGACAAATCTTCAAAAAATTTGTAGTATTGAAACTTTTCATTGTAGTGTGCGACCCATTTCATGACTTGATCAGGTCTCCAGAAGTCCTCAATAATAAAAATGATGACATCATGCCCTGGTTCAGGCACAATGTCATCAATACTGGTCTCTACAATTAAAGTTTTTGAATTTTGAGCATATGGGCAAACTGCAAATCCCCCTAATTCGGGTCGATTTTGGGAAACTTCCCCAATCCATTTGCGAATATATGCTTCTTTTTCAGACATATCATCCTGCAGCGAGTGGAGAAGCAGGATTTGGTTTGGAAGGTGCAACTGTTCCTGCATTTGCAGCTACATTATAATCAAAAACATTTGCTGTTTCTGGTGTTTGTGCTGGAGCATCTGCTTCAGTTGGACCTACTTTTGGAGTTGTTTCTGACATCTTTTTAATTACTATCTGAAATTATTTAGACGTTTCCTTTTGACTACTTACCTTGACCCCTATAAGGTTTCCTGGCCTTATTACGACTAGTTGCAGCGTACTTAGTTCCCTTTCCTTTCCCTTGAAGAGTTAGTTTGGGTTTTCCAGGATTATAACCAATATTCTTATTCAATCCACCTTTTGCTTTTACTGCCATTTTTTTAATACCTCACAATTGGTTTAAGTTTGCGCGCCGAAATTCAATTCAAACGCGCCAGAAATCAGATAATACGAGTCTTTTCGTGACCCACACGGATCTTCGGATCACACCAGATCTCAAAGCCCGCTTTGATTGCATCAAGACAGAACGAAACGTCTTCTCCACACATATCTTGAACTTCCCCAGAGTCGAATACTTGCATCTTAGGCGCGAACCAGGGGTACTCTAGAGACTCGAAGACACCATGCTTGATAAGAACCCATCCAAACCCAGTATAGTCCACCGTAAAGGGTTTACGGCGCTTACTCATGGTCTCTCCGGTCTCATGGTTCATGACTCCACCATTGTTCTTAAAGTCATCTTCTTCAAGCCAATGAGCAACAGAAGTCGTTTGACCATCTTCAGTCATATACCAACCAGCCGCAATGTCACGATCCATTGCAACGAGACGATAGAACTTCTCAGTATCAAACACAATATCGTTATCGATCCAGAGTTGGTAATCATACTTCAGTTTACCATCCCAGGGAATCTGTTTTGGTCCACGCAGAACGTTTGCACCAAGAACCTTGCAACGTGCAAAGTTAACCATGGAAGAATAGTCCTGAGAAATTTGAATGGATGCACCATTCTGGACTAGATCAAAACAAAGTTGTACAAATGCTTTCAAAAAGATATAAGAACAACCACGACCAGGAAGACAGAAGATAATTGATTTACCACGAATCATTTCCTTCGCGGCTTCAATATCGAAATCATCCTCACTCTTTTTTGGCGTTGGTGCTGTAGCTTTAATTGTAAATCCTTTAGACATAAAATTAGAATTGCGACGTTATCATTCTACCACTACAAATCAAATCATGCAATGGTTTCTGGTTTATTTAGAATGTTTAATCAAACACATTCTTCTTCAATTTTAACTAATAAATCTTCAATTTCATTTTTGAGAGAGTCATTAATCACTAGAATTTTATCTGTATCAAGACGATGTTGAATACAATCAATTAACAAATCTTTTTCGTAATGATCCAATTTAAGTTCCATATAATTTCCATGTCCATATCAAACATTATATATGTTTTTATTTTTTTACAAAGGAGACGTTAAAATGTGATAAACCTCTTTTAATTCTCTCATGATTAAAAGTTTGTTGGTATTCTCCTGCATGAAGCATTAGATCCATTTTTTCACAGTTATCATCAAATCTCTTCTTGTTATCATACCATAATTCTCTGATATTTGTCGAGCCGTCTAGTAAATGTTGGTTACGATCAATTGCTGCTGCAAGTCTTTCAAAATGATCTTCAATGTCATCATAACTATGATCAACAATATCTTCAAAGATATCTACACCAAAGAAGTTTTTAGTTTCTTTAGCCATTCCAACTCCATTGATAAAGATTGGAAAATTCTTTGCACAAATCGATTGCATTTCTTTCTCACTGAAAACTGGAGTTTTCTCAAAGAACGAAGTTCCAGTGATAATTTCAACTGCAACTTTCTCATACACTGGAATTAAATGTGTATTATAATTATGAGAAACTCTAAGATCACTGTAATCAATCTTACGTACTTTAATCTTATTAAAATCTTTGGCTTTAAATGTAACAAAACCTTTTGCAATAGCACTTTTTATGTCATATGAAGGAAACTTAGTAATGTTTCGATATTGATCATACTTTACAAGTATTGGAGTATTCATATCAAAAGTAATCAATCCATTTCGATGATAGTCTTTTGATAACAAATAACATACTGTTAACACTCGATGTAACTTTGTACTTGAATTAAACGTTACCCATCGATTCGTTAAATTCTTCTTTTCACAATGAATAAAGTTTTCAGAGAGACATGTAGGTACATAAGAATCCAAATATAAATTTGGAAGTTGTACCTCTTTCTGAAAATTCAAATGACATGTTGAGATAATAAAATTTTGCTCCGGATGATTTTCGCAAAATTTAATCAGTTCATCTACTGCAACATTATCAGTATCATCTACAAATGTATCAATAACATTAAAAATTACAACTCTACTTTGAAAGTTTATTTTATTCAAATCATCAAAACTTGTTCCAGTTTCAAGACCATACGGAGACGCCACAAACTGATAACATTCAATATCTTCATCAACCTCATAGGTATCAAAGAAGGTTTCAAGCATATCATTAAATGGTAAGCCTGCAATTGAAGATAGTGTGTTGATTTCCATTTTAGTTAAAAATATTTTTGATAAATTTCTTCTTCATTTGAAAGTCTCATCGTCAATAAAATTCTTGGTAGTTTATCATCTAAAATTTCAACTCCATGAATCTCTTTGACATTATTCAGTGTCGGTGTATCTAAGATATATCTATCAACTTCATGACAATCCTCCGAATTAAAAATCCACCCATTTACTCCAGACTTATATGAGTTAAAAGTGGGTTTTAGATTCTCATCATTTTTCTTATAAAAGATTGTTGCTGCACTCTTTTCATTCAATATTGGCCAATGCAATCTAATTCTTTTTTCAATCGAATTATCTCCATCAATATGTATCGGAATACTGTCAATGCCGTCTATGTATACAAACGCCATGAAAATAATTTCACTACCGAGTTCCCTCCGAATACATTCGAATAACTCAGGAATATCTTCTTTGAATTTTTTAAGATCTTCATCCGATACAAAATTAAAAGAAACTTTTTCAGAAAATTTCTGTTCAGATTCTTTTACTTCCGAAGTTACATAATTCACAACATAAGGAACAATTTCATTCTGTAAGTTCTCAAAGTCCTCAATGTTGAGTTTATTATAAAACATTTCAATCGACTTAAAAAACTATTTATGGCCACCAAAAAAATTTTTGATTGTTCGAGGCTTTTCGAACGCTCTTTGGGGTCGTTATAGATTAGGGTAGTTTAGCGTTTTTATATACGGGGGCCACCGCGCCCCGCGCTAACACAAACGGGCGCACAAACAACTGCTCAAAGTGCTCATAAG